AGCGAAACCGGATTCGCCGAACTTATTTATGATTGATGTTAGGTTACCAATTACATTAACGCCAAATATGCCACTTCCAAACAATACTTCGCTTACTGCTCCTATTGCTATAAAAGATGCCATTAGCTGAGTTACATCTTCTACCCAACCTTTGACCAATGTGATGACTTCCTTCATTGTTTATCTCCCGTTTATTTATCTTATCATTTAACAAAAAAGGATTCTTAACTTCCATTTTTTGGTGTCGAATAAACTCCGACATATATAATTATAGTATATATAGGTTTTTTATATGCAATATATATTCAACAACTTTTCAGTTATTTAATATTTATTTATGAGTTATAACATCTACTATTAATAATACAAGGAAATTAAGATGAGTCAAGATTACGAATTATTTGAGGGTAAATCACTATCATCATTATTCAAAGATATCTACGATAATTCCAAACATAATAAAACACAACTTGAAATATTAGTCAAAGAAGTTGCTGGATATATTAAAGATGGGGATATGGCTATTCAATTAATCCCTATGATAAAGGAATACTTAGAAATCAATGTTAAGAATGATGAACAACTTGTCAAATTGGCAACCGTTGTACAGAGATTGATTGCCGCCGAAGGTAAAGGTGGTAGTGAATCTGAGTTTGGTTTGTCAGAAAAAGAAAAAGAACAATTACTCACAAGTATAGATGATGTAGTTGTGGACTTACAAAAAAAATCAGATAGTCTTACAGACGATATCCAATCAGTTAAGGAAAATTAATGGCATATCATGTAAGTCAAGATGATGAACATATCGTTATACCAGACGGACCGGTATCCGCGAGAGAAGTTCGGAAGATAATAAAAGAAAAAAAATCAGCTGATTATTATGAATTAGAAGCAGCAGAAGTTATTAATTGTTATCTTGATGATGAAGATTTACCATTTGTTCCCGAAACGGGTGAAAGAAATTATTCTCAATATGGATGGATAGAGGCACGAATGTTAATTAGTAACAAAGGTGTTCAAGATACTATTATTGCGCGACCATTAAATTCTGATATTAAAAGATACCCATACCCAAATGAATATGTAATTATAGCTGAATACTTTGGACAATTTTTTTATACACAAAAAATAAATTTAAGAAATAGAACCGATACCAATATAGTAGCAGGTTTGAGTAAAACTGCGGGTGCATTCTCCCTTGATATACAAAAAGAAAATTTACCTATTATTGAAAACCCTACTATACGAACACTTAATGCTGAAGAAGGTGATATAACCTTTGAGGGTAGATTTGGAAATACTATTCGATTAGGTAGTAATGTAAAAGAAATTAAAACACAAGATGGTGTAGAAGAAAACACAGGAAAACAAAATTCACCTAATGTGATTATACGAACAGGGCAAGGTGTCGAAGAATCTGTGGCAAATAAGCCAGTCAAGGAAGATGTAAATAAAGATAGTTCTTCTTTATGGATGACTACCGACCAAGTAGTTCCTCTTGAAAGGTCATCTCAAAGGGCACACGAAAATACAGTTCCAAATCAATATGATGGAAAACAAATTATTATTAATTCAGATAGGATAGTTTTTAACTCTAAGGTAAATAGTATTCATGCATTTAGTAAAAGTGAAATCAGTATGGGAGCAGATGTAAGGATGAATTTAGAATCACCAATTGTTAATTTGGCAGATAGAATGGCAACACAACCTGCACTTGCTGGGGATATCACAATGGATTTGATTGATAAATTATTAGATGCATTAGTAGATTTTGCAAGTGGTATAGCACCATCAATGGCAACTTGTATTAGTTTTAAAATTCCAATAGATAGTATTATGGGTCCTTCAATGCAATTAGCTGCAACTCTTCGGTCATTAAAAACAAGAATGGACGAACCTAAAAGTAGAACTGTATTTGTAGGTAATCCAAAAGGACCTTCGATATAATGGCACATAGATGTAAATCAATAGCAGGACAGAGAGTAGTATTAGGACCAGGTGAACCTATTATACCAGGATGTGAACTAATAGACGGAAGTGGAATCTTTAGAAGTAAAGAGGAATTTCCATTTATGTTTGCAATAGTGAATGGTGTTGCAGGTGATAATGGTGCAGTAGTGATATGGCCCGATACTGGCAATGATTTAATGAAATACGGTGAGGGTGAATCCGTACCGATTGGAACTATGTTACACGAGGGATGTGTAATTGAAAATGGTGAAATAATATGTGCACCCTATACCACACAAGATGAATCAGTAGCAACAGGTGAAGATGGAGCTGGTGGTAACGATGGTGATGATGGTGAAGAAAAAGGATTTTGTGTAGGCTCGGGCAATGTTAATATGCCCTCACAGGAAGAAAAGGATTTTCTTAGTGATATATCAAATTTTGAAATACCTGATTTACAGGCATTTGCACTAAGTGGATTTACTGCAAAAATACAAGAGTTGATGGGTAAGATGGGTGCTGTATTGGGTAAGTTAAATGCTGAAGTTGATAAAATAATGTCAAAGGCAACTCTTGATCCTGAAGATGTCTGTTCTCCACCAGTTAAAGCAACAATACGAAGAATGTTAAACGTAATGAAAGAACTTATGAAAATCATTCCAATATTGAAAAAAATTATTCAAGTTATAAAAATCATTAGAAAAGTAATTAAGTTGGTAAAAAAGATTTTAAAGTGGACACCACCATTTATTGTTCCTATTGTTGAGTCGTTATTAAAGGTATTAGACATAATGGGATTAGTTGATATGTGTGTTTCGATATTAATAAAAACCGTTGGTAGATTTACAGCTATAGTTCCTATACTTCAGGCTCAACTGATGAGTATTCTTGCACAATGTGCGATAGATGCAGGTGGACAACCGGCAAAAACCAAAGAAGAATGTGAGGCACAAGGTGGAACTTGGATAGATCCACAAGATATAAAAGATTTACAAGATATGTATGATAAGATATCTGCAGAAACTTCTAATCTGTCTGATGAAGATTCGATTGGATTCTGTTCAATTACAGAACATTTAAATAAAGAAGATTGTGAGTCAGCCGGTGGAACTTGGACAGAGTTAGATACCGACACCGATTTTGAAAATGTAGATACATCAGCACTATCTAAAGAATTGGCACTACAAATGGATGAATTGGAAAGATGTTTTTCAGATCCAGAATTAAACGAATATTTAAGAAGTTTTTAACATAAGGAGATAGTAACCATGAAGAAGAATGAACTAATAAAAATAATTGAATTAGTAGTTCGTAAAGAAGTGAAGAAACAGGTAAACGAGATATTTATTAACGATAATAAAACATCTCTTACCGAATTGGTTTCGGCCCCTAAAGACGAAAAAAAATTCAAAGAACCTATTATGGAACAATATAAAACTAAACCTATGAAGGAAGTGCACTATACAGATAATCAAGAACTTAACCGAGTTCTAAATGAAACTGCAGGTGGAGTTCCGAATGGTGAAGGTGGATATGATACTATGGGTGGTGGAGTGTATGACACTTCGAAAATGGGTGAGTTGTTAGGATATGGTAATATGGGTGGTGATAAAGAAACTAAACGAAAAATTGCAGCAGTAGATAGTATTAAAAAGGCTGGTGTAAATGTCGACCAAGTTCCTGATCATGTTCAAAACGCACTAACTAAAGATTATTCTAAAGTAATGAAAGCCATTGACCAAAAGAAAAATGGAACTGGATATAGACCATAAGAGGTAAAAGATGTCATTAGATAAAAAGTTTTTAAAGTTTAAACTTGAGAGAATTAAAAATAAAAGAATTTTTAAAGACCAAGATACTGAAACTAAAATAAGAATAAGAAAAGAAAACGCTGAAGTTTCTGCAGAAGAGGCAGATGCAATTCATTCTTATTTGACAGGTGAAGATGATATAGATGCACTTGATAATAAATCATTTTTAGAAAATAGAGCTCCAGGTAATTTATTCTTAAACCCAAGGCAAATTAAAAGGGGTAAACGAAAAGTTTGGATAGGTGAGTTAAACGTGAATCAAGTTCAACGTGATCCTAAATCTAAAAAGAATAAATTGGCAGCACTATTAAAAAGATTTAAAACTATAGCAACATCCAACATTAATTCAGCAAAAAGTTTGGTAATATTCAAAAGAATTTTTGATAAACTAAACATTAGTTTTAGTCAAGATGAAATAAAGATAAATGGTAAATTAGTAGTGGATGAGATATCCTTAACTGATGGTTCACAAGGAATAAATACCGAGTTTATAGTGGCAGGAGCTGTAGTTCTTGGAACAGCCACTTATAAAAGAATTACAATAAGGAATGGTTTAATTGTTAATGTAGAAAGTACCCTACTACCAGCATAATAGGAGAATGTAATAATGGGAGCAAGAGAAAAAGATTTAAATCCAGATGTATTTATAGGACTTAAGCTCCCTATGGGATATTCTGATAGTGGATTCTTTAAACAAACTAAAACAACATTACAGCAGGCAAAATATAATATTATTAATTTAATCAAAACAATTCCTGGAGAAAGACTTGGACAACCAGCATTTGGTTCTGATTTACATAGTATATTATTTGAACCGATGAATGAAGATTTTAGTGAGATATTAGAAGATTCAATTAGAACATCAATGTCTACTTGGTTGCCTTACATAAATATTAAAAACATAGATATTCAATTTCCAATCCACAATGAAAGTCAAGTTAGTATAGCTATTGATTTTGGATTGTCTTTTGAACCCGATAGATTTGGTACAGTTTCGGTAAGTTTTGATCAATTTGAATCAGCCGTAAAACAATAGGAGAATGTAAATGGCTACTAAAGGAGTCAGTAAAGAAGTAAAATATTTAAACAAAGATTTCTCTGGATTCAGAGATGGTCTGTTAGAATTTGCCAAAACGTATTTTCCAAATACATATAATGATTTCAACGAATCTGATCCAGGTATGATGTTTATTGAAATGGCATCTTATGTTGGAGATACATTGTCTTATTATATGGATGAACAATTTAAAGAAAGTATGTTAGCTTTTGCAGAAGAAAAGAAAACCATATATGAAATGGCACAAGGATACGGATATAAACCAAGATTGTCATCACCTGCAACAGTTATGTTAGATGTCTTTCAAACCGTTCCCGCACAAGATCAATCAAATGTAGATACTAAATTAAGAGAACCAAACGAAGATTATTGTATGAATGTTTTAGCTGGGATGGAAATAACATCACAGAATGGAACTGTATTTAGAACCATAGATGATGTAGTATTTAGTGATTCAAGTTCAATGAGTCCACGACAACAAGATATTTTTGAGGTGGATGATGAACAAAATGTTACAAAGTGGTTATTAAAGAAATCAGCAAAGGCAGTTAGTGGAACTATTGTTACGGAAGGAATACAATGTGGAGCAGCAGAAAAATATAAAAGAATTGCTTTAGAAAATAGTCCTGTATTAGAAATAATTTCTGTAACGGATAGTGATAATAATAAATACCACGAAGTTCCATTTTTAGCACAAGATACGGTATATGCAGACTTTCAAAACAATACAAAAAATTCTCCTGACTTGGTAGATGGTAGAAACTTTGCACCATTTCTTTTAAAACTCACCAAGACTAATAAAAGATTTAAAACTCATATACGAACCGATAATAAAACAGAAATGAGATTTGGTTCAGGAGTTTCAACAACAAGTGATGAGGAAATAATTCCAAATCCCTCAAATGTAGGTTCTAATTTACCAGGAACACCAAGTTTTCTCGATACCGCTTTTGATCCTGCAAACTTTTTGAACACTGCTACATACGGTCAATGTCCAACCAATACAACATTAACTATAAAATATTCATATGGTGGTGGAGTTGATGATAATGAATCTTCAGAAAAAATTAATACTATTACAAGAGATACTTCTGAATTTGATAGTTCAAAAAGTTTAACTGCAAGTTTAAGAACTTCAACTCAAAATTCTATAGCAGCAACAAATCCAAATCCGGCAACCGGAGGTGGGGGAGCAGAAACCATTGAGGAAGTAAGAATAAATGCATTAGCTTATTTTCAAGCTCAAGGAAGGGCTGTAACAAAAGATGACTTTATAACTCGTGTGTATTCATTGCCAGCCAAGTATGGTAATATAGCAAAAGTTTTTATTCTACAAGATGAACAAGTTGCAGCAGCCGGACAGAATGAAGCAGACCAAGATTTTCAATCAAATCCATTAGCATTAAATATGTATATGTTGGGTTATGATAATAGTAAAAATTTAGTTGCGTTAAATACTGCAGTCAAAGAAAACATACAAATTTATTTAAGTCAATATAGAATGATGACAGATGCAATTCAACTTAAAGATGCATACATTTGTAATTTAGGAGTTGATTTTGCAATATACACTAAACGAGGATTTAACAAAAACGAAGCTCTTCTTAATTGTGTTTCCGTATTAAAGGATTATTTTAAAACAGAGAAATGGCAAATCAATCAACCTATTATTTTAGCAGA